ACGGTTCCGGTTAAGTATGGTGATGCAACACGTATGGTAAGTTCTATTATAAGAGAAAACAGCGAAAATAAAATTATTCCTACGCCAATGATTGCTTGTCATATTACCGGCTTAGAATATAATCCAGACCGTAGGCAAGATCCTACTTTTGTAGAAAAAAAGCATATACGTATGAGAAAATTTGATCCCAATACAAATTCATACAATACTCAACAAGGAAATGCTTTTACAATAGAACGTATGATGCCTGTACCTTATACACTTAATATGAGTGTAGATATTTGGACAAGTAATACAAATCAAAAACTACAATTATTAGAACAAATACTTGTACTTTTTAATCCTGCTTTAGAAATACAAAGCACAGACAATTATTTAGACTGGACAAGTTTAAGTTATATTGAACTTACTGGTAGTCAGTGGAGCAGTAGATCAGTACCAGTTGGCGTAGATGAACAAATTGATATTAGTACCTTACAGTTTATTCTTCCTATATTCTTAAGTGCACCTGCTAAAGTTAAAAAACTAGGAGTGATTAATAAAATTGTTGCTAGTATATATGACGATAATGGAGGTATTGCGGATGGTGTAATTGATGGAAACGTATTACTAGGAACCAGACAAAAATTTACTCCTATGAATTTTGGTATTATATTATTAGGTAACACAGTACAGATTGTTGATAGAAGTGAAACTACAACAAATAAAGTAGACTACAGTCCTCTAAATGATCCACCAACAAAGATTGGCACTGATGATGTAAGTTGGGCTGCATTAATTAACCAGTACGGCGAGCTACAAAGTGGAATAAGTCAATTACGTTTAGAAACAGGCGGATCTGCAGAAATAGTAGGAACTGTTGCTTTTCATCCTAGCGATCCACATAAATTATTATGGACTGTACAAAGTGATACTATTCCTACAAATGACTTACCAGCCGTTACGAAAATTATTAATCCTTTAAAAAGTGCCCCAGACGCAGGATTGGCGACTAATGTAGCCGGACAACGATATCTAATATTAAATGCAATTGGCAACAGTAGTAACACAGACGGATCAGATGCATGGGGAGATATAGTTGCAGGTGCAAATGATATCATAGAATACAACGGTGTAAACTGGCAGATTGCATTTGATAGTAGTGCAGAAAAAGGTATACATTACCTAACAAACAGTAATACAAGTCTTCAATATAAATGGACTGGTTCAGAGTGGATAAAGTCATATGAGGGCGAATACAGGGCAGGTGAGTGGTCTATAGTTATATAATTGCAATATTACTAATCTTTGTCCCGGTAAACATTGACGCTGGAGGTAAGATGTACCAACCTAAAGGCGATAAAAAAACTTATGGTACTACAAGACCTTTAACACGCAAACAAAAGATTCAACAAGGTTTAATTATCGAACCTAAAATGGTTACTTGCAGACTTAAAAAAAGAGTAAAGACTAAATCTGGCGAAGAAGTTTGTATCTATCAAGGACAAAATAAAACTTACGAAATGGCAATTGAAAATACTTGTCCTCGTCAATATAAGTGTAAGTACAATCCATACGGTGATGTGCCAAATATCGGAAGTGTAATAGATAGCCTAAATGAAGCAGTTAAATAAACCAATAAATCAAAGTGTAGGTGCACTTTTTTTAAGTAAAACAACTAGTAGATACTTATTTGTTCTGCGTAGTGGTGCTAGGTATGATAGTACTTGGGCTTTTGTTGGCGGAAAAGTAGAAAAAAATGAAACTGAATATACTGCGTTACAAAGAGAAATTGTTGAAGAAATAGGCTTTATGCCTTTAGTTTTAAAAACTTTACCTTTAGAAAAATTTACTAATAGCAAAAATAACTTTACATATGCAACTTATGTTTGCTTAATTCAAGATGAATTTATACCTAATTTAAATGATGAACATAAAGGCTATGCTTGGAGTAAATTAGATAGTTGGCCTAAACCATTACATCCTGGGGTATTTACAACATTACAAGTAAATGAGATATCTAGTAAGATAAAGACTATAGAAGAATTAATGTGCAACAGCACCTAAACTTGCTAAATTATAATATTTAGGAATAGTAATTTCTGTTATATTAGGAATCCAATTATACGCTTCTGGCATTAAACCTATTTCTTTTGCTACATAATAGAACTCTACATCATCGTAAGTTAAAAATATTTTGGCACAATCTGAGATAAATTTTCCGTTTGCTCCTGCGACGTTTACTTGTCTATATGCATCATGTTGTCCCATATACATATTATCGTCTGGTGAATTATATGTAGTCATTCCTAACAGAAAAACCTTTTTATGACCATCTGCACATGCTAATTTAAGTGCTAAACTTCCTGCATTTATTGGAGTAAAGTTAGGATATAGATGAAATTTTCCTTGATGAGAAAGAATATTCTTTACATTACTAAAAACTATATTCTCTTCACAGTAATCTTCATTTGCTAGATCAGAGCATATGGATCTATTAGTACAGATTAAAAAAGTAGGAGTAAAGTCTTTGTATAAAAGATTACAACCATAAGATTGTCCAACACCTCTTACTCCGCCTTCTCCGCCAGTCTGACCATTTAATAAAGGTAAATTAAAGTCTTTTCTATCTAAACTATTTCCTATTATATGAGCGACACCGTCATGTTCGTCATTAAAGATAGTTTTTTCTACCCATACCATACTATCGGGAGAATTCCTATCTCTCCAACTTGTATTCTGTGATATAGTTTCGCCCGTGTAATCTTTTGTGTAAAATTTTGCTTGTGGCATTAAATCTTACCTACAACTACTTCTATAACCCCGTTTGAAGCACCGTATTTGTTTTCTAATGCCTTACCTATTACGCTTCCTGTTTGTGGATTACTTTCATCTCTCCATGCTTCTGCATAACCCGGTGTATCACTAGAGACCATCAAATCGCCCTTACGTATTTCACCAACTACTTTACATGGTACACGACCAATTAATCCAACGTTTATTCCGTCTGAACTACTATTCATTAAATAAGCAGGGTCTGTACTTACAATTCCTGCTATTCTTTTATCATACTTCGCAGTACATTCTGTAACTTCTTTTTCTCCACCAAAAACTAAAACTGTGCCTGCTTCATAATTTTTATCGGTTGTATATTTCTCTGCCAAGTCAGCGTATTGTGCCTGTGTAGATGTACCTGTAAATGTTGTGGTCGTTAAGTTTCCATTAGCACTATCGAAAGTTAAGTTAGTACCTGACTTCGGTGGTAAATTACCAGTTGCAGCTGTTGTGAATAACACATTACATGATGTATCACTACTTTCATCGGCCACCGTAACATTTGTTGCTGTTGTTGCAGTTGCTGAATTTCCTGTACAACTTCCTGAACTACCACTTGCATTACCAGTTAGTGCACCGGCAAAACCCGCACTTGTAAGTAACCCTGTACTTGGATTATAAATTAATCCACTATCCTGTTTTACTGCGGTTAATGCGCCACTTGTTGTACTCGCAAAATAAACTAAAAAGTCTGTATCCGTGCTAGTATCAGAACTAATTGTAGCCCCAGCCGCTGCGAAACTTAATGCTCCAGATCCATCTGTAACAATTGCCTGACCAGAACTACCATCCGAACTAGGTAGTGTAAATGTTACATTACTTCCTACTGTCGCTGGTGCCTCTAAGGCAACGTATTCACCACCACTAGCATCTTGGAATCTTAATTCTGCTCTTGCTAACATATCAATTTGTGTGTTTATTTGAGGTGATGTTAAAGTTTTATTTGTAAGTGTCTGTGTAGCAGTATTTCCTGTAAGTTCCTGTGCACCACCGGCAGTACTTCCGTCATGCACTCTTATTACATCAAGTTGTGTATCAACACTAAGTTCGCCGGCGCTACCTGTAAAAGCGTTATTTTGGGCAGTTGTGCCTCTTCTAAATTGTAATGTTGTTGGCATTGTTCTTCCTTATTATGTAAATGCACCTAAGTCTAAGGTTGTTGTAGATCCTAAAGGTTCCATCATACTATATACTTCACCTAAACTTACGCCGAAGGCATCTTGTGCTCCTGCTACGAAAGGTGTTTCTACACTTCCTGATTGACTTTGTTGTTTTGCTAAATCAAAGTTACCATCCGCTCCCGGCATTGTTGTAAATGTACTAGATGTGAATCCACTAGCACCTCCACCTTCACTTGCGTTTGCTTCAAAGTATGCTTTAGTGACTACGTCTTGTGATGCAGTAGGATCTCCTACACCTGTAATTCTATTTGTGCCCATCGCAATAGCACCACTCATTGTTCCACCAGCAAGTGCTAAAACGTTTCCTGCCAATGCAAAGGTTCCACTACCACTAGGAATAGTATGATTATTCAATGTACCAGATAATGTAGTTGTTCCTGCAACAGTCAAAC